GATTTTTGTTGGAGTAATGAAATGATCAATAACATTATATCAAGTGCAGTATCTCAAAAAGTATACATTCCAAATTTAATTCTTGCTGAAGAGAATAAGGAAGAAGTAACTATTACTTATGTTGTCGATGGAGGACATAGAACAGAAGCATTAAGAAGGTTTAAATATGCTGACTATAAAATAACATCAACGATCCGTAATCCGATTGTAACTTACAGTAAGAAAAAACTTGATGAAAATGGAAATATTATGCGTGATGAATATGATGATGTTATATGGGAAACAGAAGAATTTGATTTAAGAAATAAAAGATATCCTGATTTACCAAAAGAACTTCAGAGACAGTTTAACAAGTGTCCTTTAATGGCAACAGTGTATCAAAATTGTACACCTGAAGAAACTTCTAATTTAGTAAACTTATACAATAATCATGTTGGAATGAATGTATCACAGAAATCTCTAACATATATTGGAAAATTTGCAAACGAAATTAAAAGGATTAAAGACTCAAGTACATTTCTAAAGGATTCTACAGCTCTTACAGAAAATGAAAAGCATAAAGGAAACTGGGAAAGAGTTATTAATGAATCTGTTATGGCTGTATTTCACTTGGAAGAATGGAAAAAAGATCCTAAAAAAATGTGTGATTATTTAAACAAGAATTCATCATTGGAAGAATTTAGAAAAATAGAAAACTATTTTAATAGAATTACACCATATTCTGATAAAGTTGACAACAGAGAAGTTTCTGAATTATTTGTGTCAAAAGACATGGCTGTTTGGATGATGGTATTTGACAACTTTAATAAATCAAGTTTGCCTGATGAAAAATTTGGTGAATTTTTAAATGCTTTTATTACAATGAAAGAATTTAAAGTGAATGGAGTTACATGGACTGATCTTGATGCAGATAAGCACACAAAAGATAGATCAGTTCTTGAGCATAAGGTAAGCCATATTACATATTTAATGAATAAATACTTACATATTGAAGAAAATAATGAAGCTTTAGGAACAGAAGTAGAGAATAATAAAATAGAAAACGAAAATGAAATCACAATTTCAAGTGTGGATTTTTCAGAATTAAGTGACAATAATATGTCATTAGACACAAAAAATGACACAAATTTGGACGCTTTAACATTCTGTAAAGAAACTGTATCTTCAGAAATAGACGAAGAAGATATCGAATTATATACAGATATGATAGATGATTGTGTAAGAATTGATACACCTATTTACCAGAATTGTAAAAATGCATTAATAGGACTTATGGGATTTGCTGTAAGAGAAAATAAAGATGAAGAGTTTGAAGATTGGATTGACAAATATCAGAAGGACAAGTCTAATTTTAGTCCCAACCAAAAAGTAAATTATGCTTATATGAAAAATGATTTTAATAATTATTGCGCTGCAATGGCATAAGAAATGGAGAATATACATATGAAGACAATAAAATTATCAGATATTATTATTACAAAAGCGTTTTTGGATTCACGTCCGTCTGAAGCAAAAGTGATGCATTATAAAGAGCAATATGAAAAGACTCATAAGCAAACAAAATACATTGTGCTCGATAAAAATAATGTACTTGTAGATGGATATATTCAATATCTTATTTTAAGAGCAAATGGCGTGGATGAAGCACAGTATATAAGAAAGGGGACAAAACTAGACTCTTATAGAAACAAAATGACCACGTATATATACGGGAAGCATCTCAATAGTAATTGCAATAAAGAATATGTGTGGAGAGTTCCCGATTCATGGTGCAAGTTCAAAAGAGATATTAAAATAGATGATATGATTTTTTGTAACACAAAAATTGGTGTTGCACCTGTTATTGTAACTAAAATTATTACTACTGATGAATGTCCTGTTTATTTTAGGGTTAAGCGTGTGGCGCATCCTGGAATTAGAAGGGGAGTCTAGTTAATGGAGGTTAAAAATGACAAACGAAGAATTTTATAAAGATGAATTAAAGAAGATAATGCATGAAGCATTTCTTAACGCACTTGCAGTAGACAGAAACGGAAAAATTGGGATTTGTGGAAGAACAAGGTGTAGCGATTGTATGTTCTATACAGGAGAGGACAATTGCCCATCCAAAGCCGAGCAATGGTTAAAACAAGAATACATAGAACCTGAACAGCAGGTCGATTGGAGCAAGGTCAAGGTTGATACACCAATATTGGTTAGAAATAATGAAGATAAAGAATGGGTGAATAGATATTTTGCTAAATTTGCAGATGGAAAAGTTTATGCGTGGGTGTGTGGAGCTACATCTTGGACAGTGGATGATGAATATGATGTGACTTTTTGGAAATATGCAAAACTAGCAGAAAGTGAGGAGTAAATGAAAATATATGTAGACGAGCTACCTTATTATGGAGAGTACTGTCCTTTTAAAGATATTTGTTGGCAAAGTGAAACTGATGATTGTCCTAGACATTGGGCTAAACATAAAGTTTGTAGCAATGAAAATTCACACGAATGTTTAATGTTGATTGAAAAATATAATAAAGAAAATATCGAAGCATTGGATAATAATAGTGTAGTAAATTGTTGCAAAAATTGTATTAATGCTATTGGATATTCAGGGTATGATGATTTCTTCTGTGTAGCATGTAACCATCTTATTCGTGCAGAAGTATATGATTGTGCAGATTTTAAGAGTGAGGAGTAGGAAGATGAACAAAGAAATAAAGGAAGAAGTTAGCATCGTTTTAGACCTGTTAAAGAAGTCGCTTATTAAGAACAATATGTCAATTGGGTTTGACAAAGAAACAAATTCATTGTTGTTTTTCGATACAAAGCAGTATGTAGAAAATAAGAAGTTTGATGGTTTTAAAATTAAATTGGAAGAATTGGTGAGGTAAAAGAATGCGATTAATAGAGGTAGATGAGTTGATGGATTTCATAAGCGAACATGCCGAGCAAATACAATACGCAATCGAACATAAGGATATGGAAATATTAGAATCGTTAATAAAACAGATACCAACAGCCTACGATGTGGATAAGGTTTTAGAACAACTAAAAATAGAAGAAAAATTGGCAGAAGAAGAAAAAAAAAGGTGTTCTTGTTGTTCTACAACACAATGGGAAGAAGCAAAAGGATATGCTAATGGTATTTCGGTTGCGATTGATATTGTGAAGGTGGTGGAATAGATGGATTGGATTAGATTAATTAAGGCGATTGGAATTACAGTATTAATAGCAATCCAATTAGTAATTTTTATCTACGCTATTAAGAACGAGGAAGACTACAGTGATTTTGGTGCTGTTTGTGAAATAATTTTTGTAGTAGAAATGGGAATTTTGTTTTTTGGAACGATAACATATGTTGCATACATATGCATTTGAAAAAGGAGCAGGAAGATGGAAGATAGATTAAAAGAATTAAAACGTGAATTATGGAGTAATGTTGAAACAGCATTTAATGATGAATATGTAGATTATTATGTAGCAGAAGAATTTTGTGAAAAGGCATATAAAAAAGCAATTGATGATATGCTTGCTAAAATCAAAAAGAATGAGACTATTTTATTAAATGATAATGGTCAGACAAATTATCATGAATATGCAATATCTATTACAAAAATTGAAGAAATCGTAAAGAAACTAAAAGGAGAAGAGGATGAATAGAATAATGTGTTTGCTAACAGGAGGACATAAGTTTAAAACAGGGGAAACACAAACTTACTGTAACGACAAAGAAAAAATGTGTACTATAACTGAAACCTGCTATAAGTGTGGCAAACAATTTAGTTTTTCAGCAACATATAAGAACTTCGGAATACCAGAATAAGGAGAGTGATTAGAATGAGATTAATAAACGCAGATGAAGCGATTAAAGAGTTGAACAATAAAATAGCAAAGTTAGATGCGAAACAACAAATCTATATGGAGAATGGACTAACCAGCATTGCAGATAGTATGGCAAGAAAAATAGAACTAAGCATTGAATGTCGAGAATTATTAGAACATCAGCCAACAGCCTACGATGTGGATAAGGTAGTGAAAGAGCTAGAAAGGCTGAAAGAAACTGAGCAGAATAGGGAAGATGAATGTGATGAAGAAGGTTATGGTGATGCAGAACAAATCTTTTCAGATGGTGAAAGTCAAGGCAAATTTAAAGCATACATAAAAGCAATTGAAATAGTAAAGGCAGGTGGAATAAATAATAATGTTAGTAAGAAAATGTAATAGATGTAATAAAACCATAAATCCAAGAGACAATTATGTGAGTATGGAAGCTATTGTTCATGGTCAAGACATAACTATGCCACCTACAATTGATTTATGTGAAGAATGTTCAAGATTTTTCGAAGGGTTTGTAGGTGGGACGATTGAAGTGTCATTCAAATAATTAAAGAGAATAATAAAGTATACAACAGGAATTGGAAAGTGTCTAAATTTATTATACATATGTCTATTCTGACAAATACCCCCTAATTTCTAAATAAAATCTAATTGCGAGTACAATTTCTGTTTAAATATAAAGCTCTATCGCCAAACGGTTAAGGCATAGCACTTTGACTGCTAGATTTATCGGTTCGAATCCGATTAGGGCTGTTAATTCATATGTAGTGTAATGGCAACACATCTTAATAACCTTTTGTTGTTTGTATGTTTTCATATTTAGTATCTCCTTTGCGTTAAGAAAATACAGGTTCGATTCCTGTCATATGAATAAAAAATAAATAAGAAAGGGAGAAATTTATAAAAAATGAATAAACAAGAATACGCAATTGAATATTGTGAAGAACATGAATGTGAAGATTGTTACATCTATAAAAATAAATTAGATAAAAGAACTAATACGCAATTAAATTCTAAATATTGTTTCGAAAATATTTATGACTATTTAAAGAAAAATAAATTAGATAAATTGCCAGAATAAAATGTGGTTTTCTTTTGGAGGATAAAGATTAATGATTGATACAGTTCAAGATCTAATTGACGAATTAGGAAAATTTCCAAAAGATATGGAAGTTAGAGATTATGATTTTGAGAGAATTGATAAAGTCGAAATAAAAACATGGACACATAATAATTATCCATATGATAAACCAGATAAAGATTATGTGTGTTTGCTTTAAAAACAATAAAAGTTTTGTTTCAAATGAAAGGACAATAATATGAATCAGAAAGTAATCGAATTATATAAAGAAGATTTTTCCGATGAAGCATGGTCGATTATATGTAATGAATTTGATGCGGATACGGATGGTATGTTTATAACATGTATTATAGATGCAAATAGTATTTCACAAGGAATTTAAGGTGTTTATATGGAACAAAAAATAAGAGGACTTCGTTCAACGATGAAAATATATGATGATGCAGTAATTTGTAAGTCAGAATTCATGGAAGTAATCGAAGCACTAGCATATGAAGTGGCAAAGTATGAATATCCTGGACAATATGATTATTCTAAAGAACAAATAGAAAATATTATGTTGTGCGCTGGATTGGATAAGAAATATTTAGGAGAATAATAGATAAGAAATTTCTCTTTCTTTGGAAAATTAGGAGGTTTACAGATGGAAATGTTAAAAGAATATTCAGAAAAATACGGATTAAAAGAAGTGATAAATGATTATAGAGAGCATCGTCATACAAGTGATAGAAGTATTGTATTCCCGAATGGATGGGTTGCTTCTATTGTAGAAAATAATGGTGTTGATACATATAAGCCAAACGGAGAACACATAAAAGAATTTAAGTCGAATAAGAACTATTCTGTTGCAATGTGTGATTACAATGGATACTTCGATTGGGATATTCTTAATCAATTTGGAGCAATTGATGGATGTATTTACTGTGATGATGAACTTGAAATATTGGTCGCTTGTGAAACGATTAGGAGATTATAGGAGTGTGTGCTTTTCTTTGGATTGTGAGGTGAGATAAATGGAAGTGTCAGAAAAATTTGAAAATATTATTTGTCCTGTATGTGGTGGTAATGGAAAAATTGAGCATTCAAAACGAATAACTTGGAATGAAGATGAATATTGGGAAGAAAAATGTAATTATTGTAAAGGAAAAAGAATAGTAAAACGAAGAACATTAGTAGAAGACCTAGAAGTAGATGATTTAAAAATAGATACTGATAAACATATCTACTAGGACAAGAATGTTCGATTTCTTTGGAAAATGAAAGGAGATTTATATGGTTACAAAAACATTATATACTTGTCAGTTCTGTAATACCGATTATGCAGATAAAGAAAAGGCAATGGAATGTGAGAAGAATCACAAAGTTTTGGAAACAGCAACAATTATAGGCGACTATAAATCATTAAAATCTATCCCAGATGGATGTCCTACGAAGATTAAAGTAAGGTTTAAGGGTTCAGATAAGTGGATAGAGTATAAGAGATAATTTGGAGGAAATAAATGGAAGTAAATGTTAATACAAAAGCAATATGTACTATAGATATTGATTCAGCAGAAGCATTTAGAATTTTATGTGAAACTTTACATATGGGTTTTGTTCTTGATGAGGATACTAATTACTTTGTATATAAAAATCCCGATGATGAATTAAATGTATTTAAGACAGTTGATGGACATGATTCATGTGTAGATGAGAGAGGAGATTTGTTTGTAGCACTTCGTAATGTTGCTGTAAATATGTTTCCAAATACATTGTTTAGAAGTGCTGACTATATCTACAATAATTAACAAGAAAACTTCGTTTCATTGTAAAAATTTCTGAGCGATTCAGCTCAATAAAATTCCCAAATTAAAAAGAGAATATAGATATGTAACCAATTAACATTCATATATAAAAATTATAGAAAAGGAGAGTAAAACAAATGAATGGATTGAGTAGTAAAGAAGTTCTCAAAAGTAGAGAGCTTCATGGAAGCAATAAGCTTCCCGAACCAAAGTTGGACAAGTGGTATGACTTCGCAAAGGAGGCATTAAGTGAGAAAATCACAATGATTCTTATTGCAATTGCAGTATTGCAGTTGTTCCTTGGAGTCATGGGAGTAATGGATTTATCAGATCCAATTATGATTCTTGTTGTATTAGCAATTGTAACATGTATTGCTGTTAAGACTGGACTTGGTGTTCAAAAATCAGCAGCAGAGTTGAGAGCCAAAACATCAGTCAGGTATTGTGACGTAATTCGTGATGGCAAAGTTCAAACAATTAATAAGGATGAATTGGTAGTTGGTGATCTTGTTTGTGTAGGAATGGGACAAGAAGTTTTTGCAGATGGATATCTCATTGAAGGTAAGATTTCTGTAAACAATGCAGCTATTAATGGAGAGACAAAAGAATGTAAGAAAACACCAATTGAAGGATACGTTCATAAGAAAACTACTTCAACAGATGCTTATACGAATCAGAATTGTTTATTTGCTGGTACAACAGTAATGTCAGGCGAAGGAAAAATGATTGTTACTGATGTAGGTGTGAATACAGTAAATGGTGATACACTTGTTAAAATGCAAACACTTGAAGCACCAAAGACAGCACTTGATATTGCACTTGATAATCTGAGCGACTTCATTTCTAAGTGGGGAACAATCGCAGCAGTTATTACATTTGCGGTGCTTACAATTTCAGGAGTTGTACAGGTTGGATTTGGAGAATATTTCAGTGGTGGTATTCTTAATATTATTCAGAAAATCGCACAGAACTTCTCAGTAGCATTAACAATTATTGTAGCTGCTGTTCCCGAAGGATTGCCTCTTATTGTAAAACTTGTAACAAAACAGAATGTAAAGACAATGGAGAAATTCAATATTCTTGCTAAGAATCCTGGTAAAATTCCAGAGTTAGCATATGTTGATATTATCTGTACTGATAAGACAGGTACTCTTACGACAGGTATTATGACTCCAAAGAAGATTATTGATGGTTTTGGTAATGAAGTAAATAAGGATTCAGTTCTTTGGAATAATATCAAGGCAAACATTTCTTTAAATAATAGTGCAACATTTGATTCAGAAAACAATATTACAGGTGGTAATTCAATTGATAGAGCAGTTCTTAGCCTTGTAAATCCTGAAACATATGCTGACATTCAGAAAAAATATCCAGTTAAGTTAAAGCAGGTATTTAATAGTAGTAATAAGTATTCAGCTTTTACGACAAAGGATGGAATTACATACTATAAGGGCGCACCTGAGAAACTGATTGAGCATTGCACAAAAGTAATGGACTCAAGTGGTGAAATTATAGAGAATAACGACAATGACACATTAAATAATGCAATTACAGCAATGACAAGTAATGCGATGAGATGCATTGCAGTTACAATGGTAGATGGTGATTTAGTAGAGAATGAAATACCAAATGACATGACATTCCTTGGAATTATTGGTGTTGTAGATCCTGTAAGAGATGAAGTACCGAGTGCTGTAAAAACAGCACATAAGGCTGGTATTCAAGTTATTGAAATTACAGGCGATTGTATTGAGACAGCAGTTGCAGTTGCTACAGAGTGTGGAATTTACAAAGATGGAGATTTGGCACTTACAAATGATGAATTTGAAGCGATGTCAGATGATGAAGTAAAGAGTATAATTCCTCGATTAAGAGTTATTTCAAGATGCTCACCAAACACAAAACTCAGACTTGTCACATTAGCACAAGAAATTGGAAAGTCAGTTGCAATGACAGGTGATGGTGTAAATGATAGTCCTGCTTTAAAGAGAGCTGATGTTGGTTTTGGTATGCAAGGTGGATCAGATGTTGCAAAAGAAGCATCAGATATTGTATTAACAGATGATAATTTTGCAAGTGTTGTAAAGGCGGTAGAACTTGGAAGAACATTTATGCATAATATTATGATGTTCCTTGAATTCCAGTTACCTATCAATATTTCACTTCTGATTCTCAGTGTTATCTATCCAATGATTGCAACAGGTGCATTACTTGCATCGGTTCAGATTCTGATTGTAAATATCATTATGGACTCTCTTAATTCATTATCATTTGGTGGCGAACCTCCAAAGGATGAATATATGACTGAGAAACCTATTAAGAAAGGTTCTGGTTTATTCATCAGAGGTGCAAAGAAACGTATTGCAATCAGTACAGTAGCATTTATTGCACTTTATGGAATTATTACATTCAGTCCTATTGCAAATATGTTTGCATCTGAAACAGAAGCTATGACAGCGAGATTCGCATTGTTATGCTTTATGGCAGTATTTAATGGATTTAATATTCGTACAGAACACATTAATTTATTCAATGGTATTGGGAAGAACAAACTGTTCTCAGCCATTGCAATCGGAATTTTTGTAATGACTTTTGCTCTTTGCAACTTTGCAGAAAATCTTATTAAGGTTACAGCTTTAGATTTCAAACATTGGGTAGTAGTTGTAATTCTAGCGTTTATGGTTATTCCAATTGATCTTATTAGAAAGATTATTGAGAAGAAAAGAGAGAATAAGTAATTGAGGAGATGAGAACATGATAAGGAGAGATAAAAGTTATAAAAAAGTAGAGAATATTACTCTTATATGTTTTTCAATTAGTGTTGTTGTAGCATGTATTACACGCTTTATTCCATTTATTTTTCTGACGTTACTCACATTCCCAATTTCTTTTAAATTATTAAAAGGGAAGGTTGACAGCCTTCCCAAGAATAAGGAGGACAAATAATATGTCAATTAGTTTAGTTAAAGGTCAGAAGATTGACCTTACAAAAGGCAATGCAGGTTTAAACAAAGTCGTATTTGGTCTTGGATGGGATACAAATAGATACGATGGTAATGCAGATTTCGATTTGGATGTATCAGCATTTTTTACTGATAATTCAGGAAAGGTAACAGGCGAACAGGATTTTGTATTTTATGGTCAGCCACAGCATCCAAGTGGAGCATTGATTTATTCTGGCGATAATAGAACAGGTGTAGGTGATGGAGATGACGAGACAATGATTGTTGAATTAAATAAGATTCCATCTAATATTACAAAAATTAGCTTCTCAGCGACAATTTATGATGCAGAAAATCGTTTACAGAATTTCGGAATGGTTGATAATTCGTACATTAGAGCATACAACGCTGATACAAATGAGGAACTTTTCAAATATGAACTTAATGAGGATTTCTCATTAGAGACAGGTGTTATTGCAGGTGAGTTGTATCGTAAGAACGGTGAATGGAAGTTTAATGCAGTTGGTTCAGGTTACAATGGTGGTTTAGCTGCTATTGGTAGAAATTTTGGTCTTGATTTATAAAATGGAAGGAGAATATATATGTCAGTAAATTTAGTAAAAGGACAGAAAATTAATTTATCTAAGGAAGTAGCAGGTGGTCTTACAAAGATTATGGTAGGACTTGGATGGGATGCTGCTAAGAAAGGATTATTTGGTTCTAAGCCAAACATTGATTGCGATGCTTCAGCAATTATTTTAGGAAAAGATGATAAGTATCGTACATGTGTTTATTATGGTGACAGATCAGCAGAAGACAGATGTGTGTATCATCATGGCGACAATCTCACAGGAGATGGAGACGGTGATGATGAACAGATTACAGTTGACCTTGCGAATATTACAAACAAGGTTGAGAAGATTGTATTTGTAGTAAATATCTATGATTGTATTTCAAGAAAGCAGGATTTCGGACTTATCAAGAATGCGTACATTAGACTTGTTGATGAGTCAACTGGTAAGGAAATTTGTAAATACAATCTTTCAGATGATTATGCTGGCAAAACAGCAATGGTATTTGCAGAGGTTTATAAGAAAGATGGAGAGTGGAAATTTAACGCTATTGGTCAGGGAACAAATGATTCAAGTGTTAGCGAATTAACAAGAAGATACAAGTAGGAGGATTTAATTATGTCAGTTTCATTAAGTAAAGGACAGAGAGTAGATTTAACAAAGGGTAGACCGTCATTAAAAAACATTCTTGTTGGACTTGGATGGGATATTAATCATTATGACGGAGAAGCAGATTTTGATCTCGATGCCTCTGTGTTTATGACAAAAGAAAATGGTAAGGTTGGTAAGGATGAGGATTTCATTTTCTATGGTAATCTTGAACATAGTTCAAAGAGTGTAAAGCATATGGGAGACAACCGTACAGGTGAGGGAGATGGAGATGATGAGGTTATTAAGATTAAACTTGATAAAATCCCATCAGACTATGAGACTCTTGCTGTGACGGTCACAATTTATGATGCTGAGAGTAGACTTCAGAACTTCGGTATGGTTGGAAACGCATATGTGCGTGTAGTAGACGAAGAGACAGGCGAGGAACTTATTCGTTTTGATTTAAGTGAAGACTTCTCTACCGAGACTGCGTTAGTCGTAGCTGAAATTTATAAACATAATGGCGAATGGAAGTTTAAGGCTGTAGGAAGTGGCTATAACGGTGGATTAAAGGCATTATGTAATCAGTATGGAATTGATGCAGAGTAGGAGGATTGTATGACAAATTTTATGTTTATTATAATTGTGGCGATTGTATTAATTGCACTGATTCTTTTCTTTACTCCTTTTGGTAAACAGCTTCGAGTAAAGTTTAGAGGAAGAACGGATGAAGTAATGCGTCAGGATGCACAGACACCAGAAGGTGCTAGAGATTATTACAACGCAGCCATTAGAGAAAAGGAAGATTTTTATAACAAGGCATCTGCTACATATGCTGAAATTTCAGGAAAGCGTGATACAGCAGAAAAAGATTTATATCAGGCAAATAAAGATATTATGCGTGTTACACAGCAGATTAACGCTTGTCTTGATGAAAATAAAGAAAATGAAGCAATGCAGTATGCAATGAAGAAGTCTACTTTGGAGAATAAGATTAATGTATTAAAAGATACAATCGAAGAGATGAAAGAAGCACAGACTCACCAGAAAGACATTCGTGATCAGGCAGCCGAAGAATTGCAGAAACTTAAAGAGGAAAAGGAACAGGTTCTTTTTCAGATGGAAGCCGATAGTCAGATTATCGAACTCCATCAGAGTATGGATAGTCTTAATACGAATAATGAGAGCGATAGAATGCTTGAAAGAGTTCGTGAAGGAGCAAGAAAGACAAGAGAACGTGCAGAAGGAAGTAGAATTGCATATGATTCTAGCGCACAGGCTAATGAGAGAAGACTTGCTAATTCTGAAAGAGAGCGAAATGCTCGTCAGATCCTTGATGATATGAAGAGACAGAGAGGTAATAAGTAATGATTGTATTAAACATTGGAGTTTTCGTAATCTGTCTCGGTGTATGCTTTGGAGCAGGTTTTATTGTAGGAAAACGTAAGAAGAATAAATAATTCAAGAGTTGGTAGGTGTCATAGCCTACTGACTCTATCAATACACCATATGTAGTGATTACAAAATACAATATATACTATATATGGTGTATAAATTGTATTAGAAAGAAACGCACATTTCTTCGGAATTTTTGGAGGTTAAGACAATGACAATTGAACAGATCAAGGACAAATTAAAATCAAAAGAATATGACTTCCTGAGAACAGATAAGAATTTGGGCAACAATATCATTATCTTAACTCTTGGTGGAAGTCATGCATATGGAACAAATAATGAGGGCAGTGATTTAGATATTCGTGGTTGTGCTTTGAATAGCAAGATGCAGATCCTCACAAATGAGAATTTTGAGCAGTTTGTAAACAATGAGACAGACACAACCATTTATGCCTTTAATAAGTTAGTAGCATTGTTAAGTAATACGAACCCTAATACAATAGAAATGCTTGGAAATAAGCCAGAACATTATTTCTATGTATCTCCTATTGGTCAGGAGCTTATTGACAATGCGCATTTATTTTTATCAAAAAGAGCTTGCCACTCATTTGGAGGATATGCGAATCAGCAGCTCTACAGATTGAACCAGAAAGCCGCACATAAGATGTCTCAGTCAGAATTGGAGAAACACATTTTAAAGACGCTTGAATTTATGCAGACAGATTTTACAAAGAAATATACACCATATTCAGATGATTCAATGAAGTTATATATTGATAAAGCTGTGCAGGAAGGATATGACACAGAGATTTTTATGGATGTGAACCTTACTCATTATCCATTGAGAGATTATTGCTCTATGTGGAATGAACTTCAGAACACAGTTCGTCAGTATGGAAAGATTGGTAAAAGAAATGAGAAAGCAATTGAACATGGTAAGATTGCAAAACATTCAATGCATCTTATTCGACTTTATATGATGTGTTTAGATATTCTTGAGAAAGAGAGAATAATCACATATAGAGGAGATGAACATGATTTGCTTATGGACATTCGTAATGGTAAATATCTCGACAGCAACGATCAGCCAATTCCTGAGTTCTTTGAAATGGTAAAGGACTATGAGAAGAGATTGGATTATGCAAAGAAAAATACTAATCTTCCTGACAATCCAGACTACAAGAAAATTAGTGAGTTTGTTGCAAGTGTAAACGAAAGGGTGGTTAAGGGTGAAATCTAAATTAAAAATTAAAATCCCATCTGGTGCAAATGAGATTATTCATACACTCCAAGATAAAGGATATGAAGCATATTTAGTTGGTGGATGTGTTCGTGATAGCATTCTTAAAAGAACAATTCATGATTATGATATTACAACATCTGCCACACCTGATGAGATGCTTGAAATATTCAAGGGCAAAAGAATTATTGAAACTGGCTTACAGCATGGAACAATAACAATTATCATTGATGGCGAACCATACGAGGTAACAACTTACAGAATTGACGGTAATTATTCTGACAATCGTAGACCAGACAAAGTGACTTTTACAAAAAGTCTTAAAGAGGATTTAAAGCGTAGAGATTTTACAATTAATGCTATGGCATATAATGATGAAGTTGGTCTTGTTGATCCGTTTAATGGCATGGAAGATATAAAGTATCACAAAATTCAGTGTGTTGGTAAACCAGAAGATAGATTTGATGAAGATGCTTTGAGAATTTTACGTGCAATTAGATTTGCTTCTCAGTTAAATTTTGTCCTTGAACCAAATACAGATTATGTTTTGCATAAGATGTATCAGAATTTGGAGAATATATCAGTCGAAAGAATAAATAGTGAATTCTGTAAAATCGCTGCATCAAGTGATTTTTGTGTACAGATGGTTTTATATAGCGATGTATTATCATTGTTTATTCCTGAAATAAAAGATATGTTTGATTTTCCACAGAATAATCCATATCACATTTATGATGTGTGGGGGCATACAATTCATGCAGTAGAAGCATATTCTTGTGATTGTGAAGAAGACTTAAATCCAATAGATTTAATTACAGCGTTAGCAGTGTTCTTCCACGACATAGGAAAACCACATTGTTATCAGGACGGAGAAGATGGTATCAGACATTTTAAAGGACATGGAAGAGTTAGTGCTGATATGACTGATGAAATAATGAAGCGATTAAGATTTGATAATGATACAAGAGAAAAGGTTGTTCAGCTTGTTTATTATCATGATGCAACTTTTGAAGTCGGTGAAAAGTATGTCAAGAGATGGCTCAATAAGATTGGAGAAAAACAATTTAGAAGACTATTGAATGTTCGTAGAGCAGATATTAAAGCACAAGCTTATACAGAACAAGAGAGTAGGCTTCAGAAAATTGACAATATCGAATATATCTTAGAGGAAGTTTTACAGAAAGATGAATGTTTCTCATTGAAAGATTTAGCTGTTAATGGCAAGGATCTGATTGAGATTGGATATAAACCAGGAAAAGAAATAGGGAGTACACTGAATTGTCTTTTGCAGTTAGTAATTGAAGGTGTATATCTAAACGAAAAAAGTGAGCTACTTAAATATGTTGAAACAACAAAAGAATGAATGAATTTAGGAGAGAATTATAATGGTAAGATTATTTAGCCACAGTGATTTAGACGGAATCGGTTGTGGTATTTTAGCACAACTTGCATTTGGTAAAGATAATGTAGAAATTTCATATTGTGATTACGACAATATTGATTCAACTGTAAAGGAATATTTGGAAACAGAACAGGACGACACAATCTCAATTTATATTACCGATATTCGTATCAATGAAGAAACTGCTGAGTTGCTGAATAAAAGAGGCAATGTTCAGTTATTAGATCATCACCCAACAGCTCTTGGATTAAATAAACATGATTGGTGCAATGTAGTTATCGAAGATTCTAAAGGAATTAAAACATCGGGAACCATGTTGTTTTATCATTGGTTAGGTATGAATGGTTGTTTGAGTGAAGAGTTAGAGAATAATAAAGCGTTAGAGAGATTTGCTGAATTAGTAAGAGATTATGACACTTGGAGATGGTCAGAACTCGGTGATGAAGGTGTTATTTGTAAGCAGGTAAATGACTTACTTTATCTGTATGGTCGAGATGATTTTATTCATTGGTGTATTTCGGAGATACGTGGTGAAATATTCCCATTATTATCTGCCAAAGATGAGGTTGTTCTAAAGATTAAACAGGATGAAATTGATAGATATATCGAAGAGAAGAATGAAACTATGTTTACCAGTCCTATGTGCGGTAAGGTTTGTGGCTTTGTATTTGCAGATAGGTTTGTCAGTGAATTAGGTAATAAACTTTGTAAAATGCATCCTGAAATTGATTTTGTGGCTATGATTGATATTGATGGTTGTACGGTATCTTATAGAACAGTTAAAGAAAATATTGATCTTGGTAAAGATGTAGCGAGTTTATTTGGTGGAGGCGGTCATCCGAAAGCTGCTGGATCTGAATTTAGTCAGAGTATCAAGTTAAAAACTGTTGAAGAAATCTTCGGATAATCTTTAATTCTATTCACGGCTGATCAGCCAAATTATCCAAAAAAGTAAAATGAAATATTTTTTTCTTATGGTTTTTGCAGACGTGCAAATTCCATAGGATTTTACAACAAAATAATCAAGAAGAAAGGAATTAAGCAGTAACTCCTAGGTAATTATGGTTATATAACCTCTGTAAAATAGTGTATTTTGACAGAGAATAATGAAAAAATAATTCTCAAGGGGCTACGAGTGTTAAGTTTATGTGGTGGCGTTGAAACAGGATTGTATGCGTTACAGCAGCTCGGAATACCTATAAGAGAATATCATACATATGAAATTTTGCCAGAAGCCATAGCAGTTTCTCAGTACCATTTTCCGTTTGTGGTACATCATGGCGATTTATATGAAGCGGATTTTGAACAGTTCAAAGGATTTGATTTACTGTTGGCAGGAACTTGTTGCCAGTCAATTTCAAGAGTACGAATTGAAAGCAAAGAGGTCAATAATGGTCTTGATGGTAAGTCAGGAATTTTCTTTAAAGCAATTGAGTGTCTTAGGGCAATTCAGCCCAAATATTTCATGTTTGAGAATGTAATACCAAGTTGTGACGAAGATCTGAAGACAATGACAGAATGTATTGGTGTAGAACCTATTTTGATTGATTCAGGAAGATTTTCGTCTCAAAATCGTGAAAGATATTATTGGACAAACATACCATTAGGTAAATTACCTGATGAATCTCCATTGGTTTTGAAAGATATTATGGAGAATAGTGTAGATGAGAAATATTTCTATAAGAAAGATTTTGAAATCTTGGATATGAACAAACGTGTATGCGCAGAGTTAAAAGTTAATTCTATGGAAATGAATAGAAGAATTTATAATCCAGATTTTAAGTGCTGCACATTGACTTGTATCAATGGTGGATATCACGAAAAGAAAGTATTAGATAGTGGTAGACCACGAAAACTTACAGAAGTTGAATATGAAAGATTACAGGGATTGCCTGATAATTTTACAAAAATTCAGCTTAACAATCGTTGGTTATCATACTCAAAAAGATGTAGTTTGATGGGCAATGGATGGAATGAACCTACTGTTGAATGGATTTTGAGTGGGTTAAGAGAATAAAAGAAAGGAGTAAGAGGTTTGGTATACCGAAAACGCAGCGTTTACTCCTGATACATAATGATAATAAATAGAGTCTGGCAGATGCCAAATAGCAACACATTTTCAATTAAGCCAATTAAGGAACTGATTGAGAAATATGCAACTGGTAAGATTGTTGATCCGTTTGCTAATAGTAATAAATTAGCAACAGTAACAAATGACTTAGATACACAATATGATACTGATTACCATATGGACGCATTAGATTTCTTAAAGATATTCGATGATAACTCAGTAGATACAGTGTTATATGATCCACCATACTCGCCACGACAGGTAAGCGAATGTTATAAAAACCTTGGACAGACAGTAAATATGCAGACAACACAAGCTTCATATTGGTCTAAACAGAAGGAACAGATAGGAAGAATTGTAAAGAAAAATGGCATTGTAATTACTTGTAGCTGGAATAGTGGTGGCATTGGTAAGAAGTATGGCTTTGAAATTCAGGAAATTTTACTTGTTCCTCATGGTGGTTGGCACAATGATACAATTGTTGTGGTTGAGAAGAAGATCGAGTAGAGAATAACATAATATGAAGTTCGCAGGAAAGCGGAATTTCTTGTGGTGAAAGGAGAGAATATGGAGATAAAGAATGCGAAAATTGACTATGTAAAGCTGTATATTGAAGACCATGATATTTTAACATTTAGCATTGGTCTTGATCTTGGTAGTGGGGGTTGTGCATTAGGAGGATATGCACTGGATCAGTCATTTAGGGTTAATAAAAATGACAATAGATGGGATTATGAAAGAAAATCTTCGCCTGCTGGATTAGATTGTATGAGAAAAATCATGGAAGTTGTAGGTGTAAGAAGTTGGGAAGATTTAAAAGGGAAGTATGTTAGATATGAGGATAACGGATGGGGTTCTCGTATTACTAAAATTGGAAACATCATAAAAGAGGATTGGATTGATATTGATGATTTTATGAAGAATTACGATTACGAGGATTGGATTGAAAAGTTTAGGAATAGGAGAACAAGACAATGAGTAAAGCTGTTTTAGTGATTGATATGCCAAGTAGCTGTGATAAATGTCCATGTTTTTGTGGTCATTATTCTGATATGTGTTGTATGGCTTTAAATAATCGTACAATTAATTATCCTTATCCGAAAGATTTTAGACAAAGTTGGTGTCCATTAAAAGAATTGCCACATAAACGTTATCATTCTGCATATGGAATATCAATTGAGATGTCTGAAGACAAAATTTGGAATGAGTGTATAGACAAAATTATAGGGCAATAAACATAGATTTCTTTTGGAGAAATGGAGGTGAGAAAAATATGTTATATCAGTTAAGAACAGGAGATATAATTCTTTGTGAAAACAAACCGCTAAATCAAACAAATGCCTATCTAATCGTATATGACACAGATAATGGGTTTGGGTTATGGTGTCTTGGATGTGGTGAAGCTCTTGGATTTTATGGAGATGACATTAAAAAGATGAAAACCGATATTTTAAATAAAGATTTTCTAAACATTCAATCGGTTATTCCAAAAGAACTTATTAGTGAATATTTAAGCAGCCAGTGTAAACTTGCGTCCCCGGTTAAAGCGCATGATGGATTTCATGAATTAAATATTATAGTAGATTTAGGAGAATAAATCATATGAAGAAGTGTGTGATTTTAGAAATGGAAAACAGTAAGGATTTCGAAAAAGCAATGAATAATTATATAGACGATGGATACAAGGTAGAATCTAGCTCATGTAATAGTAGATACTATAAAGCAATTCTTGTATTGAAGGAGGATGAATAAATTATATGAAGAAGAAAATTTTAGCGGTTGCATTAGGATTAACATTATGTTTTGGATTGACTGGATGTGCGTCATGGGACAGAATGGTAACAGATATGAAAAGCGATGTAAATGGAGGTATGCAGAGAACGATTACTGTATACACGGCAGATGGTAAAGAACTTGCAACATATGAAGGAAAGATTGATATTGATACAAATAATGGCGGATATGTCAAGTTTGACTTTAACGGTAAGAGATATATTTATTACAATTGCTTTGTAGAAAGTATTGCAGACATTAATTGATATTATTCATTATTGTAGGGCTGTTCAATTCAGATTGACAACGACATAAATGTGGATACTAGTTGGTGATTTATGTGTCAGTGGGGCTGTACTAGGTTCGAACCCTTTATATGGTGTAAGTGGGCATAACATAATGAATATTTGGAGAATAATATGATAGATAACGAATTACGTCAGCAATATAGACAAGCTGTTGATGATTTGAGAATAGCATTTAAGGAGACTTGTTTGTACAGATTTTGCGAAGAAGTTGTGAAGAGATTAAGTAAGATTTTGAGATAGTAAGGAGATTAAGATATGGTTTATAAATATAATAAAATTATAATGCCCCAAATGAACTTGTTCCAGAGCAATGCATTTAGGTTAAAAAATGGTGCAATTTATGAATCTATTAAATTAGCATATGTTTCAAAAGATGGCGCTGTAGAAAAAGAAATTACTAACTATGAGTATGATACGGAATCAAGAATTGTATATCTTCCAGATTATGAGAAAGAAAATGTATCTGTTAATCGAAGAGTTCTTGTTAAATATAGAGTAGAAGTAGATTGCGTAAGATGTTCAGAGAGTTTTACAGACGGTAATTTTGTATCATTTCAGATTACTAAAGATAGAACACAGTAAACCGAAGTTTCTTTGGAAGTTTAAATTAATAAGAGATATTACAAAGAAAGGATAATTAGTAGCTGGCTTTAAAGGTTGCAACCGCTTTGGTACTAATTATTGAAATTACAAAATGACAAATATTACACGCCAACAGAATTAGCAAATTATTGTTGGGATAAGGTTTTTGAGATTGTTGACGAAGAAAATATATCAGAGATTATTGAACCAAGTGTAGGCAATGGTAGTTTTCTTCACCATAAAGAACACCTACCACATTTTGCTTATGACATTGAACCAGAATGTGAATCAAATTTTACACACATCTTTAAACAAGATTATTTAAGTGCTGACATTAAATATCTTTGGGGAAGGCTTGTAATTGGCAATCCTCCATATGGTAGATGTTTGAATATGGCACAAAAATTCTTTAAAAAGTCTGTAGAAATTGCAGATACAATCGCATTTATTCTTCCAATAAGTCAATTGAATAATACGAGGTCAATGTATGAATTTGATTTAGTATACAGTGAAGATTTGGGTATTCGACATTATACGGATAGAGATTTGCATTGCTGCTTTAATATTTATCGTAGACCTCAAAATGGAGGATTACATAATAAACCAGTATCAAAATTAAAAGATATTACAATCTATCGTCAAGACAGTAAAGGATATAACGAGAAGGATTTTGATATTCGTATGTGTTATTGGGGAGATGGAAGTGCAGGTAAGATACTTTCTGATGATGAGCATTATTCAGCAGAATATAAAATCAAGATAAATAATGAAGAATTAAGAGAGGATGTTGTTAGAGTTCTTACAACTTTTGATTGGAAAGAATATCTAAATTGTATTGCAATGAGAAAGATACAACAATTTCATATTGTTGATGTTTTAAAGGAGAATGTGAAAGGAATTAAATAAGAGAATAATACATTGAAAGGAGCGAGAGATTTGCTGCAGCATTAAATCTGGATTTGCTCTGAGTAAGAAATGTTAGAAATTAACAAAATATACAATGAAGATTGCCTTGAAGGTATGAAAAAGATTGATGATAAATCAGTCGATGCGATTATTACGGATCTTCCTTATGGACAAACTTCACGAAATAAATGGGATTCAGTTATTCCATTTAAACCATTATGGGAACAGTATGAAAGAATCATCAAAGACAATGGTGCAATTATTCTATTTGCGAATGGTATGTTTACTGCAGATTTAATGCAAAGTAATCGTAAGCTTTGGAAATATAATCTGATTTGGGAGAAAACACAGCCAACAGGATTTCTAAATGCTAAGAAAATGCCATTACGCTCACACGAAGATATTTGTATTTTCTATAAGAAACTTCCAACATATAATCCACAAAAAACAACTGGACATCCAAGAAAAGTTAGCAAAGCAGAACATAAGACTAACTGTAAAGAGACTACTGATTATGGAGAACATGGTCTTACTACTTATGATAGTACAGAAAGATATCCTAAGTCGGTATGGACATTTGCAAAGGATATTCAAAAGTCGGCACTTCATCCGACACAAAAGCCTGTAGCACTGATTGAAGAGTTGATCAAGACTTACACCAATCCAGGAGATTTAATTCTTGATTCGTGTGCAGGAAGTTGTACAACTGCGATTGCAGCTATGAATACAGGTAGGAATTACATATGTTTTGAGAAGGATAAGGATATTTTTGAGGTTGGAAGTAAGAGAGTGGATGAGTATAAAGGAGAGAAAAATGACCGAAATTGAAGCTATTAATGAGATGAATAAAATACATCCAAAAACTTGCAAAATGGTAAATGGACGTTTACAGGGTGGTTTTGATGACCATAAGAGTGATAAAGGTGTTGCTTTTGATATGGCAATACAAGCACTTGAAAAACAAATTCCAAAGAAAGTGAAAAATAGCGGAGAGAGAATTCCGTTTGAATGGTATTGTCCTACTTGTGGTGAACTATTGTGTGATGATGGATATAAAGATACCGAAATTAAATATTGTGATCAATGCGGTCAGGCATTAGATTGGGAAGATTAAGAGAACAAGAACAATGAAAGGAGACGAGGTTCGTGTACACAAGAAGGAATTCCTTACTCCAAGTAATTTATGAAATACGTTGGTAGCAAAAATAGATTAAGTAAAGATTTAGCACCAATTATTCAGTCATATATAACTAATGAGACGGAAGGATATTTAGAGCCTTTTGTTGGAGGTGCTAATATGATTGATAAAATTAAATGTAATAAAAAGATAGGTACAGACAATCATAAATATTTAATTGCTGTACTTAAAAAGTTATCAGAAGGTTGGATACCGCCAGAAGAAATTACAGAAGAAAAATATAAAGATATTAAGAACAATAAAGAAAAATATCCAGATTATTTAATTGGGTATGTTGGTTTTCAGCTTTCATATGGTGGAAAATGGTTTGGTGGATACAGAAGAGATAAAGTTGGAAAACGTAATTATTCCTTAGAGGCATATAAAAATACTATCAAACAAATCCCAAATCTTAAAAATATTCAATTTGAAGTATTCGACTTCAGAGATATCCCATTAGACAAAATTAAAAACTATGTTATTTATTGTGACATTCCATATCGTGATACAACAAAGTATTCAACTGGAGGCTTCCCATATGAAGAATTTTACGAATGGGTTAAGAAGGCAAGTGTAAATAATACTGTTTTAATTAGTGAATATAACATGCCTGATGATTTTAAGTGCATTTGGCAGAAAGAAACGAAAACACTTTTAGATAGTAATAAAGAAAAAAGTGATGATAAGAATATTAGAATCGAGAAGTTATTTACATATAGTGAAAAGTAAAACTAACAAGAAATTTTGGTTTCTTGGTTTGTCACGAAAATTATACAATATTTAGGACAAAGGTGATTAATTATGAGAATTGAAGAAAGAGAGTATATTGAACCAGAATCCATAAATGAAGAAATCATAAATGCTATAAATACAGTTAAAGAATATTGTAGCACACATGAAGAATATGAAGATTGTAGAAGATGTGTATTGAGTGATGGTATTCATCATTGTGGATGTAGCAGTCCTTATTTATGGAGTATTAGAAAGAAGTAATAGAGAATATATCAATGTAATTACAATTAAGGAAAGGATAAGAGTACCATGGGTAAGCTGCGCAGCACTTAGGTACAAGTATTGGCATTAAATGTAGGATATTTAACATCAGATAAAGAAGACAATGAGTTATACACACCTTATTATGCAGTGGATCACATTGTCAAATATCTTCCAAAAGGTAAGATTATATGGCTTCCATTTGATGAGGAATGGTCTTCTTTTAACAAAAGATTGACAGAATTAGGTTATAGAGTAGTAAGAAGTTCGTTAGCTGAAGGTCAGGATTTCTTTGAATACGAACCTGAACATTGGGATTTAATAGTAAGTAATCCACCATTCTCAATTAAGGATAAGGTCTTAGAAAGACTCTATTCGTTCAACAAACCATTTGCGGTTCTTCTGCCGCTAAATTCCCTTCAAGGTAAAACAAGATATAAGTATTTTAAGGATGGTATTCAGATTCTTAGTTTTGATGCAAGAATTTGTTATCACGATAAGGATCATATGGATGCTGTTGTTAAAGGTAGTCCATTTGCAACAGCATATTTTTGTAGAGATTTACTTCCAAAGGATCTGATTGTTGAGAAGTTGGTTACATATGAAAGACCATTAGGAGGATAATTATATGAGCAAGAAAGAAGAATGGATGGTTCATATTTGGGGTGGTGCATGGAACCACGATGCCAATCCATCCATCGAGAAAGATTTAGGTATAAAAGAGGGTTATTACTATTTTAATACTGAAGAAGAAAAGAACAAGTTTATTCAGTTAATCAGGAAGGATAAATACGAGAAACAAGGACTGGCAACTGATTGTAAACATGGAATTATGACTCATAAGAGGACAATTTTTGTTGCTACTCTCAAATATAAGGACAAAACATTTGTCATTCATTATGACTTAGGATATGAATATCCAGAAGATAGTGCAATTTTCTATTTCACAGAAGGTAATTTTGGTTGTGATTGCAATAGAAGTCTTGCTATTAGATGGGAATATGGAGAAGATGCAATTCCTGAATTACCTTGTGGAGATGAAATTGAAATGGCAGATTATCATGTCGAGTATCAAGATTAGTAGAGAATAATAAAAAGTAATCTCTGAAATGCCCTAAAATAAAGGCTTTAAGAGGTTGGAAAATCAAAGGAACGGAGGTGATAATAAATGTTTAAAGCTTATAAATATAGGATTTATCCAAACAAAGAACAAGAAGAACTAATTCAAAAAACTTTTGGCTGTGTGAGATTTGTATATAACCAATGTTTATCATATAAAAAAGATAAATATGAATTTGAAAAAGTTTCAATGAGTAAAACTGATTGCAACAATTATGTCAATCGTGTACTTAAAAAAGAATATGAATGGTTAAAGGAAGTAGATAAATATGCTCTTACGAACGCTATATTTAATATGGATGCTGCTTATAAAAAGTTCTTTACTGAAAATAGGGGATATCCCAAATTTAAAAGTAAGAAGAATAATCGTAAGTCATATAAAACAAATCGCAATATAAGCCCAAATGGGAAACCTACTATATTTATTGAAAAGAATAGATTAAGACTTCCAAAAGTCGGAATGTTAAAAATAATATATAGTCGTGAAATTGTTGGACGAATTAGTTCTGTGACAATTTCACAAGATCCATCTGGCAAATATTATGCTTCAATATTATTTGAGACAGAATACGAATATTTGCCAAAGAGCAATAATTCAATTGGTATTGATTTAGGCATTAAAGATTTACTTATCACTTCCAATGGTGAGAAATTTAATAACATTCTTACTACAAAGAAATATGAAGATAAGTTGGCAAAAGAACAAAGAAGGCTTTCTAAGAAACAAAAGGGCAGTACCAACTATGAAAAACAGAGAATAAAAGTAGCAAAGGTATATGAGAAAATTCGTAATATCAGATTATATAACTTACATCAGATTTCTCACAAGCTTATAAACGAAAACCAAGTGATAGTGAGTGAGAATTTGAATATAGAGGGTATGCGACAAAATCATAATCTTGCGAAATCGGTATCTGACTGTAGTTGGTATGAATTAACTAGACAATTATCTTACAAAGCTAAATGGTATGGCAGAGAATATATAAAGGTAGATAGATTCTTTGCAAGTTCTCAAATATGTAGTTGCTGTGGTTATCAGAATAAAGGCGTTAAGGATTTATCTGTAAGAGAATGGATTTGTTCTCAATGCGGAGCGATGCATGATAGGGATATAAACGCAGCAGAGAATATATTAACAGAAGGTTTGAGATTGCGACAAGCATCTTAAATATACAAAGTACGGCTGTATTAGTCGGATGTTAAGCCTGTGGAGATTGAGGTTACGAGGTCTGTGAAGCAGGAAGATTTGTAAAAATCAAATAAAAACCACGTTTCTTGTGATTGTGAAAGTAGGTGAGAATAATAACAGAATTAGAAAAGAAATATTATAAGCTTTTAATAGGCGAAACGTTCCATTGCTATGATGTTACATTAAACGAATTACTGATTATTATGAATGCAGAACTGAATATAAACACATTATCTTTACAGAAATCAGGAAGACATAATTTTTATTGTAGAGTCGATGATAAAACCAAACAATATTATTTACGAAAATTTGGTTTGTTGAATGAAGATCAAGTAGAAAAAGATGATTGAGCAAAGTCTAATATAAAAATATAGAAACGAGTGCATGTATCAATATTTTAGGTAGGTGAGAATGATGGAAAATAATACAACTGATAATGAAATAAAGCTTAAACCTTGTCCGTTTTGCGGTGGGAAAGCTGAAATAAAGTATGTTCAGAGTGGTTGGAGTTATGAAAACACAGCTTATGTCAGATGTACAAAATGCGGAGCTTCTTCGCAGCATTTAAATATTACATATAGAGAAAAGGAACTTGCCGATAAAGTGATAGATTTATGGAATTGTAGATATGGTGATGGAGAATATTACAAGAATGAATAAGAGGCAGAAAAAGAAATTGATTAAGAAAAATATGGTAAAGCTAAGGAAGATACATCCAAGTGAAGGTGATATTGTAGTTCTTCAGTGGAATCCAGATAGTGAATATATAGATTTTGACACCATTGTTGAGTTCTATAAAGCTTGGGAGAATGCAGGAATTTTAGATAAATGCGGAGCTGCTATTGTTCCATGTGATTTTAAAATTTTTAACAAGGAAGAAGCTCAAATATATATTGACAAATTACAGAGTATTGTAGATCAGATGGGAGAATAAGATTATGAGTAAATATAAGGTAAGTAATTACATTGCGAAAAAGTGGGAAGATATTTCAAAAGAAACACCAATGTATAAAGCATATGAACTAGGTATAGCACAAGGAATGGCTTGGAGCTATGAAAATTTAAAAACTGCGACAGATAAAGAGACAGCAGATAAAGTATGGTGTAATTACTTAGATGGAACAGATGAATTATGTACCATTTTTAGAACAATTGTTAATTTATCAAATGATGATACTAATTCCAAAATTGAAAGATTAATGGAGAGACTATCTGAAACTAAGAAACCAGAAAAGGTTATGTCTGATGATGATAGAGATATGATTGAGGAGTTCCTTGAATATCTACAACATAAAAATGAAAATAAAGAGTCAGAGTAAAGAAGCATTTCATTTTGATTTTATCTAAGAGCGTTTCTGCTCACGATTTCCAAATAAAAGAGAGAATATATAAGTGACAATAAAATTTTAAAGGAGATGTCACCATGAGCAAAAGGCAATTTTTTAAAGGTCTTAAATTTCATTATCGTTTTAATGATAAGGAGTTATTAGACAAATATGAAACTATTGAAGATTTCTTAAATACGAGTTTTCCCAAGAATAATAATCCATTATCGCCAAATTTGGATACAGAAATTTTTAAGATTGTTTGGAATAGACATTTACTTTCTGATTATATTCCTAACCAGATTAAAACAGTAAAAGATTTGTTGAATATTTTGAGTAATGAAGATATTTGTAATGTTTTATTAACTAAGCAATTTTGCAAATCAAAACTAAAGCAAAAATTAAAACATGAGGATTTGATTCGCAAAGAAATTTACTCTATTGATGAAGTTAAAGAAAAAACAAAAGATGTTTTGTTTGAAAAAGATAAAAGACTTGCAAAAGTTGATTTCGATGGGGATTTAATAAAAGGTAATAGCCAGAGATACCAGACTTTTTTCACTAAAGGTTGTAAATGTGCAATTTGCGGAATTGAAGGTAAATATTTTGCAAAAGAAAGACATTTTCAGGATAAAACATATCATCTGAATTTGTATGCAGTTGATGATAATGGTGATGAAATTTTAATGACAAAAGATCATATTTTACCACGTTCAAAAGGTGGTATTGATGATATTAGTAACTATCAAACAATGTGTAAGCTTTGTAATGAAGCTAAAGGTAACAAATTAGAAGATTAAAAAAGAAAGGAAAAATAGAAAAGTTCTCATGAGATAAAGTGCGCACTACTTACTAAGGTAAGAGGAACTTGGAACAGAAGAAATTTATGGATATATCACGCATCAAAGAAGATACGGAATTAACAGTGGCGAACACAGATGGTTTTCATGCAGGAGATCATATTGTAATTCAGGAAAAGGTAGATGGAAGCAATTCAGCTATTGCATATGATAAGGAAACAAATAAATTAGTTGCATTTTCAAGAAGACAGACTCTTGATTACAACAATACATTAAATGGATTTTGGAATTGGGTACAGACATTAGCGGTCGAACCATTTTCAAAATATCCAAACTATGTATTCTTTGGGGAGTGGTTGACTTCTCATACTATTAAGTATATTCAGGACGCATATAAGAAATTTTATTTTTATGATGTATATGATAAGGAAAATAAGTGTTATCTACCACAGTCAGAGATTAAGAGACTCGCTACTGAGTTGAATTTGAGATATGTACAGACATTTTATGACGGTGAGTTTATTTCTTGGGAGCACTGTATGTCGTTTATGCACAAGTCAGATATTGCAGTTGATGTTCCTGAAGGAATTGTTGTTAAGAATCAGACAGAACTTAACAATCCAAATTCAAGAACCCCATTTGTTTTAAAAATTGTAAACTCACAGTTCAGTGAAATTAAGAAAGACAATCACAGACAGAAAGTAGAAGATCCACAGAAATTAGCTGCTAAAGCAAAAGCTTCTGATATTGTAGAACAAATTGTTACAAAGAATAGAGTTCAGAAAGAATTACATAAAATGATTGATGAAGGTATTTTGTCTGAAAAGATTGAAGCACAGGATATGAAGATTATTGCACAAAATTTACCTAAGAGAATTTTTGAGGATTGTGTGAAAGAAGAGTATGAATTAGTTGTTGAAGCTGGTGAATTCTTTGGCAAGATGTGTGGTTCTACAACTATGAATTGGGCAAGAAAAATTATATTTGGAGAATAAATTATGAATTATTTTATAAGTGATTTACTTTTATTTCATAAAAATGTAACAGATGAAGGATCTAATTTTGATAATAGACCTTTTGCTACGTTAGAAGAAATCATTAAGAGTGGAGAATAAATATTTATGAAACTATTAGAAAAATATAGTTGTATTTTTTGCAAATATAGAAAACTTAACAAGAATCATGATTACGCTTGTATGGACAGTTGGGAAAAAGATGAATCTGGTTATCCAATTGGCAAATGTAATTCATTATCGAATATATACTATGGTAAAATCGTTGAACTTTTTCCATTCAAGCAAATTGATTATTGGCGTACTGAGAGAGCATATAAAAAAGAAGAAAAATATAATGAAGCAATGGATAAGAAATATGGAGATTGTTGTATAGAAACAGATGATTGGAAATTCATTTGGGGAATAACAAGCTGGGATGATTTATCTGGTCACGAAGCCAATATGTATACCATGAATGATATAGATATTACATATGACAAGCAGAAAAAAGAATATATGCTTGGAGTAGAAACAGCATATATGTTTGAAACATATGCTTTAGCGTGTAATTATCTAAGAACATGTTTGGATGCATTTTCAAAATATATGGACGCTAATGGATTAGATAAGAATAAGCAGTATAGTTTATTCATGAGCAATCCTTGTACAAGTATGGTAGCTGATTCGATTGAAGAATTATATACCAATTTTAAAATTTTTGTTGATGGATTTTGCAATCAAAATACAACAGAAAATAAAAAGGATGGAGAATAAAGATATGAAGATAGAATTAATTAGATTAAAATTTGACGACACTCATTCGTACAAGTATAAGCCATTTAAGTATTGTTGTGACGAGATTCAGAATGATAAAGCTATTGTATTTACAGGTGAAGATATAAATGATATTGGTGGAGAATATGAAGATGATAACGTTTCTATCCCACAACTTTGCACTTCACATACAGCTTATGAAGACAAATGGGGGCAAACAGACAATTACCCGATTCAGTTCTGTCCTCATTGTGGCAAAAAGATTAAGATTTCAGTTGTAGATGAGATTGATGTATCGGATAAATACAATAAATTGTCTAAGCGGCGTGAAGAATTGTGGAAGGGGTGTCAGAGAACAGATAGTAAGAAAAAAGAGAGCGAGTGGAGAAAACAGGCTAGAAAGTTGAGTGACCAGATAAACGACTTCTATGAATTGGGTGAGTGGAAAGGAGATTGTTTATGAGAGACGAAGAAACAAGATTATTATTTCAGGCATTGAGTCAGATTTTAGCCAATCAGGATGATATTAAGAAACACTTGGGACTTAATAAACTTGATTCAGAATATGGTTGGAATGACGAAGATACGATGAAATTGTCAAGAAAGTGTTCAGAAACAGCGGATGATTTTGAACATAATGATAATGATTCTAGTAACTATTGGTAAGGAATTTCAGGATTCATTGGCTTTGAGAAAGGAGAATATATGAGAGAAGATAGGCTTAATTATATTGAGAAAGAGATTAGTAAAACACCACTTTATTCATTGCTTGGAGCAGATGGTATTGGTGAGTTGAAGAGTAGAATCATTGACATTATTTGTGATCAAGTGCAGAAAGATTTGAGAGACAGTTCGTATTATCTTATTGATCCAGATGATGTGAATGAGACTCTAGGAGAGAATATTATTAATGAAGCTGTTGATGAGTTAAAGGAAGAGTGGAAAGACAAGCTTAAAGAATATATGTCTCAGAAACTTGAAGTAATGATGAAGTAACTTCACAAGAAAGCAACATATCCTTGGATTTTGAGAGAATAATACATTGGAGGTGAAAAAATGTATCAAAATTGTTGTAAGAAATGTGGAAGCGTTTCACTACATACAGAAGTAAAAGGTAATAATATAGGACTTTATTGTGATGATTGCGGTGCATGGATCAAATGGCTTGGAAAAGATGAGTTGAGAGCTTTTGAGTATGCGAATAAATCAAGAGGTTTGAGAGCGACTGCAAAACTATATGATGAAGCGTTTGTAGACTATAGAATAAGTGAAAGACTTAACAGGTTTATAGATGGTATTAATGAAGCTATTGATAGCGTATGCGACAATCCAATGGCAGAACATGACAAACTTATCTATAATAACGCATATGCTCTTGCTTTAGTAAAATGTAAGGTATGTGTCCAGAATATCATTGAAGGTAGAGAATTTAATGATTCAGGAGAGGAGTAATTATGAAACCAGTAGTATATTTTGATTTTAAGGAATGTGAAAACGATAATAATAGTGTCGTGATTACGAAAGATAGGTTAAAAGAGATTTTAGATGAAGTGTATCAAGCAGGATATTCAGATGGAAATTTAAATAAAACTACCATTACAACAACTCCTTGGAATTGGAGAGACAATGTTGTGTATTGTGGTGGCAATAATGACCAGATGATCCCTAGAGAAATAACGACAGGAACACCATTAAAAACTAATGGGACAGTTATTACATGTGAAAATAAAAAGTCGTAGTAAACCAATCTTTCAAGCGAATTTTCAATCTTCACTCGATAGAATTTATGTTCATTTCCTTGCTTATCAAATCCTTTAATAATGGATTTATCAAGCCAAAAGTAGCCTTCTTTTAAGTCTTCCAATGGCTGTTTAGTCGTATCTCGCAAAAATGTAAGATACTCATTGTAAATTGGGTTCACTCATATACCTGAGTGTTATGTACATAACCTTTTACCTAGGATTATCTTTACCTTTCTTTGATTTTATGGCATTTGCAACTACCATTTATGTTGTTATCTGTTCAAATTTTCCAATGAAAGATTGGATTGCACCAAATTGAAATCCTACGACAATATAGCAGATGTAGATTTAGCAAGTTGGAAAGATTTAATCGAATTACAGAAAGAACATCTAACGCAGCTTGAAGCTGATTCATTAGAACTAATCAAAGAAAAAGCAGAGAAGTTTAATACATATACTTCAATAATTCCTGTTTCTATGGGTAAGGATTCAATGCTTACCTGTCATCTAGTCAGAAAATTATATCCAGAAACAAAAGCAATATTTAATAATACATCGCTTGACTGTGCTGATACATACAGAATGGTTAAGACTTTTCCTAATTGTGAGATTATGAATCCTGAGAAGGGATTTTACCAATATATTAAAGAACAAAATATTATATTTAATAGAATTTCTCGTGGTTGTTGTAGAATCTTCAAAGTAGGTGAAATGGTTAGGCGTTTAGACCATAACAAACCATATTTAATGTGGATGGGTATGCGAAACGAAGAATCTAATACTAGAAGCGGATATCAAGATGAATGGGTAAACGAAGCTGAATGGGGAAATACATGTTGGCAGGGAATACTACCAATAAGAAAATGGGACGAAATAGATGTCTGGTTATATACAATATGGAAAAATATTGAAATAAATTCAAAGTATAAAAAGGGATATTCAAGGGTTGGCTGTGCCGTATCGTGCCCTTACTACACCAAATCAACGTGGATTCTTGATAAATATTGGTATCCAACAATGAGAAATCGTTGGGAGAATATTTTAAGAGAAGACTTTATAAGTAATTCAAAATGGTTAGTTATGAATTGCACAGTAGATGAATATATCAATCAAGCTTGGAATGGTGGTGTGTTTAGAAACGAACCAACAAAAGGGGTTATTGAAGAGTATGCCAAGTATAGTAATTTGGATGAGAAAATTGCTGCGCAGTATTTTAACAAATATTGTGATAATGGATGCAAGTCTCAATCTGGTAAATTGAAGCGAATCAAAGCAAAGGATGTTATTGGTATGAATTTAAAATATCATGGAAGAAATATCAGTAAATTTTACTGTAAGAAGTGTCTTATGAAAATGTATAACATGGATGAAGAAAAATGGAATAAACAAGTAGAAAGTTTTAAACAATCAGGATGTGATTTGTTTTAAGAGAGAATAATGTTATGTAACAGTTAAATATATCTAAGCCATTCGGCTATGGGAATCCCAGTAAATAATAGAATATCAGAAAGGATGTAAAGTGTAGCTACTGTAAATCATATGAGCTTTCTGGTAACACAAAATGGAGAAAAAAGTATTAGCAGGTGCTAAATTAGCTGGTGGTAATCCAGAGAATGAAAGAGTAGAAAATGACTACTATGCGACAAATCCTGAAGCAGTAGAAATGCTGCTTTCAAAATATGATTTTTTTGCACAGACAATATTAGAGCCGTGTGTAGGTGGTGGTCATATCGCCAATGCAATAAATGAATTTTATAAGAATAAAAGAGAAATTACAGGACTTGATTTAGTTGATAGAGGATATCCTAACACAATTGTTGCTGATTTTCTTACATATGAAACAGATAAAAAATATGAAGGCATCATAACCAATCCACCATATTCACTTGCAAAAGAATTTGTAGAAAAAGGAATGGATTTATTAACAGATAATGGTCAGATGGCAATGTTTCTTAAAATTCAATTTCTTGAGGGTGTAAAAAGAAAAGAATTATTTGAAAAATATCCACCTAAGTACATATATGTGTTTAGGAATAGAATGGCGACTTGGAATAGTGGATTAGAGAAAGATCCAAAAACTGGGAAGAAGTGGGCAACTACAATGTGTCATGCGTGGTTCGTGTGGGAGAAAGGTAGCACATCTGAGCCAATTGTTAGGTGGTTAGAAACAGACAACATATAAAGAATGAAATTTTTCTTTCCTTTGGAGGTGACTGAAAATGAATAATGGAGTAAATTACACAATCATAAGTAGACCTTCTTATATCACTTTTAAGTGTCCATTTTGTCATGAAGAAGTCGAAGTGAATTTTGAAGAAGTCGATTTCAATACTGATTATTGGGGAGATGGTGCTTGGTGTGATTGTCCTGAATGTGGTGAGAAAGTGGAACTTGATGATTATGAGTACGATTAGGAGAATAATTATATGGGACAGTTAATTGATAAAACAGTATTACGAAAAGAATTATCTAAACTGCCATCGGAAATGGGATTTGTAAGAAAATCGGATGTAATGCAGATTCTTGGCAGTCAGAAATGTGTCTACGATGTAGAAAGTATCGTAAAACAGTTAGGCGACTATGGGAATGAAGAAATGGATTATTACAGAAACACACCTTATGAAAAGTGCATAGAAGAATGCGTACATAAAGCAATTGAGATTGTGAAAGCAGGTGGAACATGTCAATAGGTGATGGAAGAAAAACATATTCCGACAGTACATTAAAGTATATGACAAAAAATGAGCTGATTGATATTATTCGCTGCTTAGAAAGTAATCTTAGAAATGCTCATGAGACAAATGATATTCAGTATGAAAATTGTAAGAGGTTACTGAGTGAAGAGAAGAATAAAACTCTTGATGAAGTTCTAAAGACTTGTGACATTGAATGTGGATTTTACAGTGGTGATGTTAAAAATCTTACAAGACACGTTTTAATGAGAGTGTTGGATGGATTGAGGGAATAAATATTTGTGAGGTGAGTAGATGAAAGCATATAAGTGTGATATTTGTGGCAAGTATTGCGATTATTCTCATAATATCTATGGCAACATAATGGTGCGAACTAAAAAGAAAAATTTTAAGAAGATGAAAAATATAAACGAATTATGTGATAGTTGTTTTGAGGATTTACAGAGATATATACAAGATAAATATTTTGAGCACATGGATAAATATTCAGAGTAAAGATTCGTTTCTTATGGAAATGATTTTATACAACGAAAGGAGAAGACAATATATTGAACAGCAGTATTTTTGTTCCTAAAACGATAAATGTTGGATATCAAAATCGTTCAGGAACTTATACGGGAAAACTTGCCTATGTCATTTACTATGATGAAAAAGGCAAACTGCGAAAAGAAGCATCGTGGAATAGTTGGCGAGACAAGGATATTCCAAATAATGAATATGATAATATTCCAACTGAAGGATTTGTGCTAAATAAGAAAGCTGGTGATTACTCTACAGGATGGGATCACAGACATGCTTATTGTAGAGTATATGATCCAAGAGGATTTGAGTTTGAAATTACCATTGAAAATTTATTATACATTCTCGAAAATGCGAATTGTATCAAGGGTAAGGGACTTGAAGGAGAATTTATATATGGATGGGATGGTAAGGATTTAGTTCTTATGCCTGTTGAGTCACCTGACTATAAGCAAATTAGTGAGTTTAATAAAATTATTCATAATAATGAAACTATTAAAGCAAAAGATTTAATTATCGGTGCTACATATCTCACAAAAGATAATGAGAACTGGATTTATATGGGTAAATTTGAAGCTTTTGACTATTGGGGAGGAACAAATAAAGGTAAACATTTTTGGTTTTGGAGAGGTAGTTATTTTGAACATTATAGGTCAATGCCAAAAAATAAATTTATCAAATGTATTGATGATAAGTGTAATGAAAAGTATGCAAACATTTTTGATAAATTAGAAGGAGAACCAGAATATTCTCCATATGATAGCAGCAAAGATGAATACAAATATTTTACACTTGATGAATTTAAAGAAGAGCGTGGCGACTATTGGAGAGGAAGTTGTTTTATAAGCGAATATTATAGTGGAAATAAATGCGTATTTGACACTTGTAAAGATAATGATTTATATATTGTTCGTAAAATACAAATAGTACATAATTATTATTACCCATCCGAAGAACGTGTTGAAGTAACTGATATATTTCCGACTACATCTAAAATGGTTAAATCAAACCGTTATCCATATAAAGACATAGAAGAAAAGCATATGATTCCAGTTACATTAGAAAAGATTTTTGAAGTGATGAAACCAATGTATATTCAAAAATATTTAGCAAATGGCAGAGAATATAAAAAGGAGTACGAAATTAAATGAGTAAAAACGATGACAGAATTTTAGAATTAAAGAAACAGATTGAAGCCAAGAAGAAATCAATTTCTGAGAGGAAGGTTAGATTTATTCCTGAAACAAATTGCGTTCTTAATATGGATGGAATGACAATTAATCTTAACGTGTGTTCAGATGATGCATTATTATTACTTTTGATTAGATTGAATTCATATTTAATGTCTGCTAAGGATCTTAATATGGCTGATTTTGAAATTTCAGGATACAGTGTGACAGCATGGATTAAAGATATTAAGAGTAAGTTAGAGGTATCTGGTCTGAAGAAAGAAGAATCTGATTTGAAGAAAATGGAGAGCAAGCTGGACAAGTTGCTTTCTGATGATAAGAAAACAGAACTGGAAATTGATGAGATTGCTGCTTTATTGAAGTAAAAGAGAGAATAATACAATAGGTAGTATATTTCATAAAAATACATACTATATATAGTGGTCGGATAAATTTAAACTACTATATATTGTAATAAAAAAACAAGAAATATCGGTTTCTTGTGATATGAGAAAGGAGAATATTATAATGAGTAATATTAAAGCAATTGAAATTTTAAAAAAGGATATGGACAGAATTATAACATTAAATAATGGTGGAAATATAGAGAAGGAGTTCGATCTTTACCAAGCGGAAGCATTAGCAATTCAGGCTTTAGAGAATACAAAGTAGGTGATTGTTATGGCACAATGGAATGAAAATACAGTTCCTAAATGTGATGCTAGAAATTGCTCAGATGAAGTGCTTATAACAGTACAACATATGGGATATTTAGGAAAACTTTATAAAAGGGTAATCAAAGCGGTTTACTTTCCATATCATCATTGCACTGTTGAAGATATGGGATGGAATATGTGTGATGGTGTTCCTGATGATTGGGAATATATAGAAGAGGAGGATACATGGTGGATTCCACAAGGTTGGTATGAGGTGTGCGATTATTCACCTGATGACTATTCATATTTTACTATTGCAGACAAGGTGATAGCATGGATGAAATTGCCAAAGCCTTTTAATAAAAAGTTAAAACAGTTAAGCGAAATTGAATTACCTAAGACACCAAACCCAGAAGTTGTTAAAGAGGGATTTCTGAGATAAAGTCGCAGTAAATTTCGATTTCTTTTGGAGAATATACATAAGGAGGATTGATACATACGAATTTAGTACAAGCATTAGAAAAGCAGATTGAGTTCTGTAATCAATATACAAAGTATAAATGTGGGGTATTTGTAAGAACAAAAGAACAATGTGAGATTGTAATGAAATGCATTTCAAACTTATTGTTAGACCGAAGAAATACTCAATTAAAAAATTATGCATGGAAATTGGGCTGTTATTGGAATAATGGTAATTGTATTGAAGTATTACCTGTAAACGATTCCGTTAGAGGACACAGATTTAATGGTGTAATAATTGAAAATGAAATCGAAAGAGATATTGTTAATTCTTTGATTATGCCATATTTAATGGTAAGGATTGATTCTAGTGGACATAAAATTGAAGAATTTAATAATGTTAAAGAGAGAATATTTACAGTAGATATTAGCAAGAGTGATGTCATTGAAGGTAAAAATCGTTCAATTTATATTTCGACTGGTTGGCGTAGAGGACTAAGAAATTCAAATATATTTATTGATGATTTATGCGAAGAAAGTTTTAAGAAGGAGTATACATGTATGTTTAATAATCACACAGCAGCTTTTAGAGTTGCACAGGTAGGAACAGATAAGATTTATATTTACAATGCGATTGGTATTCCAAAGGAGAATATTAAATATGAGACAGAGTTTGTCAATAGAACCAAGGAAACTTATCTGAATATCAAAGGCGCACATAAAGTTGAAGGTATTGGATTTGAGAATGAAATTGATGTTC